TGCAGGCGCTGCTCGACAGCGGCGCGATAGACGGCGGGACGCCCGCGCACGTCAGCGCGACCGACGTCAACACCCGGCGCGAGACGCTCAAGGCGGCGGTCATCGCCATGCGCCACATGAGGGCCGCCGGGAAATAGGCCGCCGGTTGATCGAGGCAGGGCATTCGCCCCCTGGCTGCAACGTTTCGTTGCGCCGCCGGGGGGCTTGTTTTATTTTGCCCAAATCGCAAAAATGTTTGACAATCCCATGCTTATACTATATGATATAAGCATGACTTATCATGCCCGGCGCTGCGGCGCGTTCGCCGCCCGCCTTGAGCGCGACAAGCCACGCTAAACCGAGACGGAAGGAGCACCGAAATGGAAAACGTGTTTATTATGACGAGCAAAGCCGGAAACAGAATCGAAGCCATTGACGGATTTTTGTGCGTCGACGGAAAACGGGTTGGCTGCGAGGTCGAACCGCTGCATGGGCTGAACCTTAGCAAAGCGATGGAAGTAAAGCCCGACGCGGCGTATATTTGCAACAACATCGTTCTTAACGCGACCGAAGGGGATGCGGCCAAGGGCGCGATAGAGACGCAAAAAGCTGAAATCGCGGAAAAGAAACACGCGGAGCGCGTCGAATGGGAAGGCCCGCTCGTTAAGCACAGGGTATTGTTGCGCAGCGGATACTATCTTAGCGACAACGAAATCGCGACTATTTGCATCCTGCCGGACGACGACCAGCAGGGATACGCCGATTGGTGCAAGGGATACGTGTTTTGCACAAGCGCGATAGACCCGGCGTATAAAGTCAGCTTTAGCGATTCCCCGACCGCGCAAGCGATATTTGGCGACAGATCGCGCGCCACAAAGTATACCATATGCAGCGGGGAAAGCAGCGTCAGGATCATAACGGAGATGGAGGAAAATGCTGTGCTGTCGGAATGCCGCGCTGAAGAGGAAAGGCGCGAGGCGGCCAAGCTTGAAAAGGCGGAAAAGCTCGAAAAAGAGCGCATTTCGAAAGAGAAAAAACGTGCAGAGCTAATGGAAACGGTGTCGAGGGTTGACGTTAGCAAATCTACGTATGCCGACGAGGGCGGGAAACAGGCTATGTACACCATTACGGTTGTTTTTAAAGACGGCGACAGCCTGGCGTTTACCGACAGGAACGTGTTCGACTTCGGCCGCTGCACGAACCCCCTGTACAGCATTGCCGACGGCGAGGAGCCGGGCGGCCTTGTGACCTCCGACGGCGGCAAGCTGGTTTTTGAGAGCTTCGCGGAGCCAGGCGGCTGGCGCGCGGTCCGCGAACTGACCGAAAAGGAACGCGTCGCGTATAGGCTGATCAGGGGCTACTACGGCTTCGCCGGGTCGGGAATAAGGATGTAAGGGGCTCGGCCAAGGAAAACGTGCCGCCGGCGACGGCGCCTATCAACAGAACGATTTAGGAGTGCTCGAAAATGGACAACCTTGTCAATCGCGTTATGACGGCCTACGGCGCAACCTCGTCGCTGAGGGCGGCGGCGGCGCATTGCGGCATATCGCCGCAGAAAGTGCGGAAGATCCTCCTGTCGAACGGGGTAATGCCGGACAGCGACACCACGCGGGCGGTAAACGCGATGCGGGGGGCCGGCATGGGCGTCGCGGGAATCGCGGAAAAAATGGATATAAGCGCCAAAGCGGCGGCGGCGCACCTCCCGTACGAAAAAGCCATGTACCGCTCCGAAAGCCCTACGGAAAACGCGCTGCGGATCAGGAAGCACAGGGGCGGCGGATATGCCGTTTGACAGCGAGTCGGCTGCCGCCGCCGGAAAGAAGGGCGGCGCCAAAAAGCGGAAAGACCCGTCGGAAGTGCGCAGCCACGGGCTGTACCTAGCGCTGACGGCCGGCGAGAAGGAGATGGTGGGGGACAAAGCGGCCGCCCTGGGCGTTTCGCGCGCCCAGCTCGTCGTTTTGGCCGTCCGGGAGTATAGGGTATTTTAATCCGACAGCATCAGCCCCCATGCCTGCATTGGACACGTAGGCGTGGGGGCTGCTTTTGTTTGCCCGGAACGCGTCCCACACGCGGCAATACCGGAAAAATTTTCGCAATCTAGGAAAACATGCTTGACAATTACGCAACGGTAAGTTAGAATGATGATGTTAATAATACTTACATAAATGTAATTAATGGAGGGCGCGAGATATGAAAAGGATTACAATTTACTACAGGATGACGAAGCTGGAAGGCGGGTATGGCAAGGAGATTGAAACCGCCGAGACCTGCATTGACCTCACGATGGACGAGGATATAGCTGACGACATTTTCGGCAAGGAAACCAGCAGCATCCACTTTGATGGCGTACGCGATGTTCTTTTAGGAATGACGAGGCTCCAAGGATACCATAAATATTCGTACGTGATGGTGAATCGCGCGTGAGTCGAAACGCCCTACCGGGCGTCCGCCGGGGATAGCCTCCCGGCGCTGACGAGACTGGCTACGGAGGAACCCAAAATGAAAAGGTTTGAAACAAACAAAAAATACGGAACCGGCGGCGCCGCAGACGGCGCCATCCTGGTTGTTAAGAGGACGGCGAAGTACCTGCTGGTCGGATTGCCGAACGGCGACGTCAAGTGGGTCATGCACCACGAGGGCGATGGCGGCGAGTACGCCAAGCTGGCCGCAGGCGGCAGGTACGAAGCCAGGAACGTAGTCGCGGACGCCGACGATGCGGCGCCGGAAGAATTCGGCATAAAGAAGGGGGACTTGGTCGAGACGCCGAGGTTTTTGAAAGTTGTGATCGAAAAAGTCTTCAAGAGCGAGGCAAACGCCAGGAAGCAGGGCTACACCGAGCCCACGGACTACGATAATGGCGCATACGGCATCTTGGGCAAGTACATCGGGGAGAGCAGGATGGCCTTCGCGGCGTACGTGAAACAGGGGGTGCGCGATAATGGAATTGTTTGACATGGCGTTGCAGCAGATGGTGAACCTCGGTGGAGAGCTCTTGACAAAACAGGTATCGCCGTATTCCAAGCTGAATGAAATAGACGACAGAAACGAACGGCGCGAGCTAGAAGGCCTGTACTACAACGAAATTGCCGCAATTTCAAGCACAATTAAGCTGTTTACCGGTCGCGAGATTAGTTTCCAATGGCGAAAGGGAGCAGACGGGGAATCCGGACACGGGTTCGCGCTTTACGAGATAATGGCTGACGCTCCCCGATATAAGACTCCTGCAGGGTGTTCGGATGGCTACAACAGATACAGCGGAAAGACTGAGTATGACAGCCGCATTGACTGGGGGAAAGGCGTGGAGCAAGGCAAGATCGTCAAAATCTACGAACTCGTTTACGACCCTGATGCCAACCCCTGCTATGTTGGTGGGTATGTTTGAAGCAACTTGGAAACATCAATCACGCCGGGGAGGCCCGGCAGCCGGGCATGGCCCCACCTCCGCGCGGGGCCCGGCGGGCGGCCGTAAGGCCGGCGAACGGGGCCATACCTAAACGGAAGGGGGACAGCAACCATGGGCAAAAACTACGTGCATCACGTGCCTGGCGAGCCGATCGGCATAAACACAGACCGGATCGCGGTCAATGGCCATACCGGCACCTGGTACGTAATCGCCGCCGCCTTGCACTGCGGCAAACAGGCGTTCCTGCTCGAGCACGAAGAGTACGGGGACGACGTATCTGGCGTTGTCGTCGACAGCGAAGGCAGCCTATTGTGCGAGGACGTATATGACGATTTCCCGGAATGCCTGGAATACAGCGAAGACTTTGACTTAAGCTTTTAGAAAGGGGACACATACGATGACTGGCAACATGACAAGCGGGGGGATCTCTGCCACAAGCGCTCCCGGGGACGAGAAGTACGAGTTTTACACGGTCCGCCGCCAAAGCTACTGCCAATACGACTACAGGCACACGGACGGCGAATTGTTCAGCTGCGTCAAGATGTCGCTCATGGCCTGCCGGGCAGCCCGCAACGACTGGCTGGCGAAAAAGCGGGGGGGGCGGACATGAGCGCGGGCGTGGCAGAGACCGCGCGGGCGAAGCTGAAAAGAAGGGGCGCCGCGTCCCTGACGGACGACGAGCTGCTGCAGGCGATTGTCGGCAGCGGCGGCGCCGGCAACGGCTACAGGCAGATCGCGAGGCGCCTCAACGCCGCGATCCAGAGCGTCGGCCACGAGCGCATGACGTTTGGCGACGCGAAGGCCGTGAAGGGCGTCGGCGACGCGAAGGCGGCGGCGCTCATGGCCTCGATGGAGTTCTGCCGCCGCAGGTACGAGAAGCGCCCCGCCCCCCTGATCGACACGCCGGAGAGGGCGGCGGAGCAGATGCGGCACATCAAGGACAAGAAGCAGGAGCATTTCGTCATGCTGACGCTGGACGGCGCGCGGCGGCTCATAAAATGCCGGACGATAACGATAGGCACGCTCACGGCGTCGCTGGTGCACCCGCGCGAGGTGTTCGCCCCGGCCATAGAGGACAGGGCGGCGTCGATAGTCATCGGCCACAACCACCCGAGCGGGATGCTGGACGTCAGCGAGCTTGACCGGGCTGTCACAAGGCTCATCAAGGAGGCCGGCGAGCTGGTCGGAATAAAGCTCGACGACCACCTCGTCGTGGCCGAGTGCGACGGCGGGTACTCATATGTCTCCGCGCTTTAGGCGGCGCGCTTGCGCCCGCGCACAAGAAGGCACACAAGAAGACGCACAAGAAGACGCACAAGAAGACGCACAAGAAGACGCACAGGAAGGCGCACAGGAAGACGCACAGGAAGACGCACAGGAAGACGCACAGGAAGCGCGCCGGAAGAAACCGGCAACGGGAGGACTTAATGTACAGGAGGAAAACACGGGACTGCTGGGTGTTCTACGTGGACTACGGCTCTGGGTGGGAATACGAAACGACGGAATACGGCCACGCCGAGATGCAGGAGAACGCCCGAGCGTACAGGGAAGACTGCGGGTACCCGCTGCGCATAGTGAAGCGGCGCGAGCGGGCGGAAACGGATTAGCTGGAAAGCGGGAGGAGACATGAAAGCGAACGACATAATCAAGGCTGCGCTGAAAAAGCGCGGGAAGACACAGAAGTGGCTCGCGGAGTCGATGGGCGCGGCCCCGGACTCCCTGAGCAAGAAGCTGGCCGGCGACACGCTGCTGGCGGCGGAGCTCATACGGGCGCTGGGCCTGCTGGGCATGGAGGTCGCGGCAGCCGACACGGACACGGGGGAGAGGCTGGACGCGCGCGGCCGCGTCGCCGGGGTCCTGCCCAGGACGACGATGATGGTTGGCGGCGTCATCTACGACACGGCCAAGGCCGACGCCCTGTGCCACACCGGCGAGGCCAACTGCGTAACGCTCGAACTCTACAGGGACTACCGGGGGCTCTTCTTCCTCGCCATAGCGTCGATGTGGGGCTGCGGGGACGTGGTTCTGTCCCCGTGCGAGGAGTCGTACGCGGCGCAGCTTTACGCCACGTACAGGGAAGATGGCAGCGAGCCGCCCGAGGCGGTTTTCCCCTCGAGCGGGAAGGGGGGCTCTGAGTGAAGATCCACCCGGCGGTGCAGGAGGAGCTCGACATGCTCCGGGAGCGCTTCCCCGGCGTAGCGGAGCTGACGCTTGACGAGTACGCGGCGTACTGGGGCATCGCGCGGCGGTACGCGAGCCAGCACTTCAGCAGGGCTAACGGCGGCGCCCAGAAGATCGGCCACAAGCGCATAGGCAGGAGGATCATCATCCCCGTGGCGGACTTCGCCTACTGGCTGGCCTCGAAGAAAATCGTCGACGGGGCGCCGCTCGTCCTGCCGGCCCCCGACGAGCTCAAGGCCGACATGAAGAACCGGAGGGGCTTCGGCTCGTCCGGAAAAACCGGTTATCGGGCCCTCGGGTAGCGCGGACCCGGCAAAAAGGGCGCCGCCGGGAGGCGGCGCCCTTCTGCCGCAACCGCTTGGCGGCGCTGGCTCTTTTGGCAGAAAAAAATACCCCTTTTTTACCCCCTGTTTTTCTGGCGACCTCGTTTTGCCGCGCGCGGGCGAACGCTTTTGCAAATGTCTTGACTTGCGCCCGGCGGCGTGGTATAATACGTCTGCCAGCGATGAAAGCCTAGCGATTGCAGCGCATTACAAGCGGCGGTTTCCTCAGGATAACCCGCAGTATACCCCCGGAAAGCGTGGCGTTCCATCACAGGCGGGCGTAGTTCAATGGCAGAATTCCAGCCTTCCAAGCTGGATGCCCGATAGCCCGAAAACCATTGCGGCGGCAAGCCCAAACGCTTGCCGCCGTTTTTATTTTACCCCTTTTTTACCCCTTCCTATTTCGTTTCCCCTATCTTTTTCCTTAGCCGCTTCACTTGGTCGCAGCAGCACCACAGGCGGTTTTCGTGGTACAGGTCGATCAGCCCGGCGGCCCTGTCGAAGGCCGCGCCGGTCATTTTGGTGTACGCGTCCGTGACGTCCCTCAAGGCGTGCCCGAGGAACTCCTGGCGCGCCTTTTCGTCCACCCCCGCCGCGTACAGGTCGGTCGCGTAGGTGTGCCGGAGGTAGTGCGGCGTCACGTCTTGCCCGAAACTCGACGTCCCTTGGACTACGGCGTTCCTGTACAGCCGCGCCCCCGACGCTATGTGGCACTGCCTGGCGAACGACTTCCACCGCCACGCGCACGCCTGCTTCGTCGCCAGCTTCCCGTCCGCTTTGGGGAACAGCAGGTCGTCCGGCCCTTTTCCCTCGCAGGCGGCGGACAGCGCCGGCACGAACGCGCCCGGGATCGGGACCACGCGCGCCCCGAGCGCCTCGTCGTCCCTGGCTCTCCGTTTCCTCAGTTTCGCGGCCTTTGTGCTCGACTCGCCGCCGACGTTGCCCTTGAACTCCACGGACTTGTCGATTATCGCCCGCCTGGCCTCGAGGTCGACGTCCCTGCGCGTCAGGGCGATGCATTCGCCGCGCCGTATGCCGAGGTAGTACATCGCGAGCACGTACGGGCCCGATCTGTGCGCCCCCGCCACGCTTAGCGCGACCTCGCGCTCCATGCACGTCAGCGGCCGCCGCGCGTCTTCCTCGAGCTCCGGAAGCTCCAGCCGCTCGGCGGGGTTGCGCTCGATCACGCCCTCGTACGCGGCGTCGGAGAACAGCTGGCGTATCGCGTTCCTTATTTTCTCGACGGTCCCCTTTTTGCCGCCGGCGTACGCGTTCAGCAGTTCCTGCAGGTGCGAGGCGCGGACGTCCGCCACCCTCATGTTGCCGACCGCCGGCAGGATGTCGTGCTTGAGCTTCGCGGCGTAGTGCGCTTTCTGGTTCTCCGTGGCGTTCGCCTTGTACGCCGCCATCCACGTCTCGGACCACTCGCGAACGGTCGTTCCGCCCAGCTGCAGCCCGCGCCCGCGCTGGCGCCTGAGCTCGGCGACCTTCGCGTCCCTTTCTTTCTTCGTCTTCCCGTACACGTACCTGCGGTCCGGCGTCCCGTCGGGCTTTTTCCCCACGGTGACCGACCCTTTGTGGTACCTGCGCCTCTTGTCCGGCTTCGGCGCCGCGCCGCCGTCATTCCCCATAGCGCCCGCTATTCCTGGTTGTCCCTGAAGACAAGGTGCGTTATGCCCCCCTCGTTCCAGTATGACCGAAACCCGGCAGCGGCTCCCCCTCTCCGGCGATCGGTGTGGCGCCCCTGGCTTGCTCCGACTCCGTCAGGTACCGCTCCAGGATGACCCAGACCGCCCTCCTGTCCCGGGAGTCCGCGCGGGCGAAGCAGTTCAGCAGCAGCTCCGCGCCCTCGGTCAGCGTCTCCTTCGCCGTCGCGCTCCCGGTCAGGCCGCAAAGGTAGTCCATGGGCACGTTCAGCGCCTCCGCGATCTTGATCATGATGTAGAGCGACGGCTGGTGGACGCCGTAAACGTAGCGGGATATCGTCGCCTCCGTAGTGCCGGCCTCGCCGGCGAGCCATTTCTGCTGGATCCCGCGCGACTCCAGCAAGTCGCGCAGGATCGACGCGAGTCGCATGTTGTCCATAAGCGCACCTCCGGTTGCGCACATTATACAGCATCCTCGGCGGCTGGGCGGCATAGTTGCGCATATTATAATTTTCCTCTTGACAATTTACTGGCCTGTAAGTTATAATGTTTTGGGGGACCATATCCCCACTCCCGCGCGGAAGGAGGTGATTTCAATGGCAGGAACCGGGAGGAAGCCTCGGCCGAGGGCGAGGGCGTTCGTCAACACGATGGAGCTCGAGATCATGATGAAGCGCCTCGGCATGTCGTCCGACGACATGGCCGACCGCATAGAGAAGTCCCGCGTCTCGTTCAACTTCAAGCGCAAGGGCGCGGTGGCGTTCACGATCGAGGAGGTCATAGCCCTGTCGAACGCGATGTCGCTCACGCTCGATCAGGTCAACCTGATTTTTTTTGACGGCAACTTACGCGGCGGCAAGCAGGGCGGCGAGAACTTACGCGGCGGGAACAGGGCGGCAGCGGCTGCAGTACCAGTTTAACCCATTGCCGGCCGACGGTGAACGGAGCGCCGCTGGCGCGGGCGGCCCCCGGCGCCCCATCGCGCTGTATCTTTCGGCGCGCGGCATGGAGCGGCGCTGTGGTCCCGGCAAGGCGGACACGGAGGAGAAATGGCGGAAGAGACGATCTACTACAAGGCCCGGCGCGACGCGTCGGCGAGGAACGGGTGCCTGGCAAGCCGCGAGAGGGCCGCCGAGCTGCTCGGCGTTTCCGCGTCGACGCTCGCCAACTACGAGCTCGGGGTCACGAAGCTGGTGCCGCCGGACGCCGTCGTGCTGATCGCGGGGCTCTACAACGCGCCCGAGCTCATGAACCACTACTGCGCCAACGACTGCCCGATCGGGCGCGGGATGCCGATCCCGACCTGCCCCGGCGCTATCGAGCCGGTCGCGCTCAGGGTGATGAAGGCCCTGTCGGCGCACGTGGTCGAGGAGGCGAAGGCGAAGCTGCTGGACGTGTCCGCCGACGGAAGGCTGACCGCCGAGAACTACCCGTCCTTCGCCTGGCTGCTCAAGTACATCGATGACCTGAGCAGGACGGTCGGCGAGCTCAGGCTCACTTGCCACAAGCTGCTAGCTGACGGCGGCGTGGCGGACACGAGGCGGTGGGCGCCGACGGCCTGACCCGCCCGGAAACCAAAATCAAACCCATGGAGGTAACGAAATGTGCTACACATGCCTTAGGTCGCCGTGCGACGCCCGCTGCCCGAACGCGCCGGAGCCCCCGGCAGCCCTCTGGTGCGACAAGTGCGGCGGGCCGATCCGCGCCGGGGAAGAGTATTACGAGAAGCAGGACGGCAGCGCCCTGTGCATGGACTGCGTCGAATGCATATGCGCAGCCGACCTGCTGGAGCACTTCGGCTGCGCCCTGAAATGCGCGGAACGGGGGGGCTTATGACCGAGGTCCCGAGGTTCACCGAGCTGCAGTTCGAGGAGAGGGCGCACGCCTACCTGCTGAATGGCGTCGCGGTCCCCAGCGTCACGACCGTCATGAAGCCGCTCAGCGAGTCCTGGTACGGCGGCCTCGGCGTCGACGCCGGGACGCTCGACAGGGCGGCGCGGCGCGGCACGGCCGTGCACAACGCCATCGAAAACCGGCTGGCGTTCGGCATAGACGACATACCGCCGGAATACGCCGGCTACTACTCGGCGTACAAGTCGTGGGAGTCCGAGGCGCGGCCCGAGGTCTACGGCTCGGAGAGCAGGGTGTACCACAGGGCGCTCCGCTACGCCGGCACCGTCGACATGGCGTGCGCCATCGGCGGCGTCGCCTACTGCGTGGACTTCAAGACGTCGAGCCAGCTGATCGAGATGCTCTGCCGGGTGCAGACCGAGGCCTACTGCAGGGCGCTCGCGAGCCACGGCTTCGAGTGCGGCCGCAAGGCGATCGTCCACCTGAAAAAAGACGGCAGGTGGGCGATGGAAGAGTACGCGGCCCCGGACACCGAGGCCTTCGGGGTCTTCTGCGGCTTGCTGAGCGTACACAACTACAAATCGAAATACGGGAGGTAAAAAATGAGCACCAACGCAACAACGCCGGAAAGGGAGTCGGTCGTGGCCGTGCTGCCCGACCAGCCCAAAACACGAGACGCCGAGCTTTCGCTGTCGAGGAACGTCTCGACGATCGAATTCGAGGCGCTGGCCTGCGCGATCGGAAGCGACGGCGACTACGCGGCCGCCGCCGAGTTCGGGCGCAAGGTCAAGCAGGCCGCGTCCGACGTCGCGGAGTTCTTCAAGCCGATGAAAGACGCCGCATACAGGGCGCACAAAGAGGTGTGCGAACGCGAAAAGGCCATGCTGCTGCCCCTTTCGCGCTCCGAGGCAGCGATCAAAAAGGCGATGGGGGCGTACTCGCAGAAAAAGGAGCGGGAGCGGCTCGCGGCCGAGGCGGAGGCCCGGCGCATAGCGCGGGAGGAGGCCGAGCGGAAGCTCGCCGCCGCCGCCGCGCTCGAAGCCTCCGGCGACGTCGCCGCGGCGGACTCCGCGCTCACGGAAGCCCTGGCGGCGGACAGCATAAGCGGCTGCGTCTACATACCGGTCGCGCCCCCGAAGGCGGACGGGGTGAGCGCCGCCAAGGACTGGGAGGTGACCTCTATCGACGCCGCCGCCGTCCCGGTGGAGCTGAACGGGTTCGTGCTGCGCCCCGTCGACGAGAAGGCGGTATTGCGCCTGATAAGGGCGAGCAAGGGCGCGGCGCGGATACCCGGCGTGGAGTATGCCGAGATAAGCAAGATATCTATCAGGAAGTGAGCGAAAGGAAATGGGAAACAACGCGAGAATCGAAATGAGCCTTGCCGAGAGGAACGCCCTGGCGGTCAGCTACGAAGCGCTCGGAGCGCGGGTCGAGCTCGATGTCGGCTTCGTCAAGAAGTACCTCGTCAGGGGCAAGGCGGACCTGGTCAGCGACCAGGAAATAATACTGTTCATGAACACGTGCAGGCAGCAGGGGCTCAACCCGCTTGTGCAGGGCGAGGCCTACCTGATCAAGTGGTCCGACGCGGACCCGGCGCAGATACTGGTCGGCAAGAACGCTTACCTGCGCCGCGCGTTCGAGCACCCGAGCTACATCAACAAGAGCGACGGGATCACGGTCAGGCGCGGCGACGAGATCGTGCAGAAGGAGGGGACCTGCCTGTACCCCGGCGAGGAGCTCGTGGGCGGCTGGTGCAAGGTGGCGTTCGGCCGCGGCGGCGCCGAGCGCCACGCGTACAAGGAAGTGGCGCTGTCGGAGTACAACCGGGGCATGGCCAACTGGAAGACGAAGCCCGCGACGATGATAAACAAGGTCGCGATCAGCCAGTGCGTCCGCGAGGCGTTCCCGAAGGAGTACGCTGGCCTGTACTCGGAGGAGGAGATGCCCGCCCCGGACGGGGCCTACCCGGACGGCATGGCGACGATCCGCGACGGGCAGGTCGGGGAGGACGACGACCCGGAGATCACGCAGGAGCAGCGGCAGCAGATGATGGCCGCCGCGAAATCCAGGTACGGGGACGCGTGGAAGGAGCACCTAGTGAACGCGATGGAGGAGTACGGCATGACTTCGTCCGCGAACATGACCGCGTCGGTCTGGGGCGCGATCATGGGCGGCATCCTCGCCCCGGACGAGCCCGGCGGCGGGCCGGAAGGAAACGGGGGCGGGCAGACCCAGCTTTGGGGGTAGCGCCTGCCGCGCCGCACAGCATCCGAAACGGCTGCTGTGCGGCCAAGCCACGGAGGCATCACATAAGGCAATCGGGGAGGGTCAAAGTGATAATACTGCCAGAAGACAAAGACATCATGGCTCTGCTGCCACCTGACGACGCCAAGCAGGTGCTGCTTGCGCTGTTCTCGGCGCCCGGCGACGTTCCCGAAATGACCCCTCTGGCCAATATGGCCTATACGGCAGTAAAGGGCAAAAGCGACCGCATATCCGCAAGGAAGTCGAGCGCCGGGAAAATGGGCGGCGCCCCGGCAATGAACCAGAACGCCAGAAAACAAGCAGAAACAACCAAAACAACCAAAACAACCAAAACAAGCGAAACAAGCGAAACGTCAAAGAAACAAGCAGAAACAACCAAAACAACCAAAACAACCAAAACAACCACACCTGCAGAAAAACAACCAAAACAACCCACCGTATCCGATACCGTATCCGATACCGTACCAGTATCCGTTACCGTAGAAGATAATACGGCTGCTGCTGCTGATGCGCGCGTGGGCGCGCACGAGGGAAAAAACGAGGATTTTGAAAAAATCATGTCCCGTTACGCAAAAACCATATCAGCGGACCCGCCGGAAAAGGTATCGGCGGGCATACTTGGCTATCTCGCACACATGAGCCCGGATGTGGTCTCCGAAGCGATAGAACGGGCGGCAGCCGAAAACAGGCGCACGTGGTCGTACGTCGACGGGATACTGAGGAAGTGGAAAGCCGCCGGCGTCGCGGACATGGCGGATGTCTCAGGCGACGACGCGCTCTGGGAATCCTCCAAGGCCGGGAAGCACGGGAAAACAAAAGCCTCTGGCGACGGAAACGCGCCCGGCAGCGACAAGTTCGGGAAGCCGGACGCCGACGAAATCAAGCGCCTTGAGAAGACGCTCGAAATGGCCAGGAAAGGCGGCGAGTACGGGTAGCCCGTAGGGCCGGCGGGCGGCCTGCGCCCGGAGCGGGCGCGGAACGCGCCCCAGAAGCCCCCAAAACGCGCCCTTACGGGACTTATAACGCAAACCAACAAAATTACACACCCGCAACAAAAACCGCCCACAGCGCACTCTGGGGCTTCTGGGCGCGCATGATGCGGGACGCGAAAACTCAGGGGAGTGATTGAAATGCCAGCGAACAGGATAGAATCTACACAGATCGCGTGGAGCCCCATAACGGGGTGCAAGGGCAAATGCCCCTACTGCGAGGCAAGGAGGGTCGCCAAGCGGTTCGGCGGGCACGACCCGGGCGACGGCACGAAGACGACGCGCAACCCCGGCCCGGCCCCCGCCGTGCTGCGCGAGAGGCTTACGATCAGCACAAAGCACGGGGTGCAGCGGGCGGCCGCGTTCCCGTTCGGCTTCGAGCCGACGCTGCACGCATACAGGCTCGACAAGCCTGCGCCCGGCGCGGCGCCGGAGACGGTCTTCGTGTGCCCGGCGGCCGACATGTTCGGCGCCTGGGTCCCGGACGGCTGGATAGAGGCCGTTTTCGGGGCATGCGCGAGGCACCCGCAGCACAGGTACGTTTTCCTGACGAGGAACCCCGGGCGTTACGCGGAGCTGCGCGAAAGCGGCAAGCTGCTCGAGGGGCCGGACGTGTGGTACGGGAGCGCGGTCACGTCGCCGGCGGACCGCATCGAGCCGCTCGCAGGGCACGGGTCGCGCGCGTTCCTGAGCGCGGACCCGCTCAGGGCGGACGTCGGGGCGGCGATCCACGAAACCGGCGCCGGGATCGGATGGGTGGTCGTGGGCGCCGAGGCCGGCGCCAGGAGGGGCGCGGTCAGGCCGAAGAAGGGCTGGGTCGCCGACGTCGTCGGCGCCTGCCGCGAGCTGGGCATCCCGCTGTACATGAAGGGCAGCGTCCTGCCCTTCTGGGACGGGGCGCCGGTCCGGGAATTGCCGTGGGGGGCGCCGCCATGAGGTGCCGTTCGTGCCATAGGAGGCTGAGCGACCCCACGAGCGTAAGCCGGGGGTTCGGGCCGGTATGCTGGGGGCGCGCGCGCAAGGAGGCGCCGGGAGCGAACGGCACGGCCAACAGGCCGGGCTACGAGTACCGCTTCGCAAAGGAACCGGGATGCGGAACGGCGCTGGTCATAACAGAACTCGGCCCGGGCGGCGCGAGCGTCAGAAACGACATCGGGGCCGTCCTGTCAAGGATCGCCGCAGACCTTGACACGCACATCTATTTCCTCGCGCAGTGCGGCCAGACCATCATATACCGCGACGGCGAGGGAAACCGCCGCGGCGTAAAGATGGCGCACGACGGAACGACATCGTTTTACGAGCTCGCGGCCGGAATGAACGGCCCGGAAGCGGGCGGAACAAATGGGGTGATGATTTGAAAGGATACCAGCACGTCAACATAGACGAAGACAGAGAAAGTATTATTTGCGACTGCCGCCTGCAGGATGTGGACGTTCTTGACAGGTTCCAAATCGCGATGGCGGTCATAAGGACGCCCGGGCTGCCTATAGAGGCTGTCTACGCTTACGCGAAGGAAAGCGCGAGCGATTTGTGTACGCAAATAATCGACGCGGGAAGATTAGGAGACATGACGAAACCGGAGGCTGGCGGATGAAAGCCATAACGGTCTACCAGCCGATGGCGTCGCTCATCGCCGTTGGCGCGAAACCCTTTGAGACGCGGGCGTGGCGCACGGCGCACCGCGGGCCTATAGCGATACACGCTGGGAAAAAGATTATCCGCCCCCACGAAGACGAAAAGCTCTGGCTTGGGAACGGGTTTGCGGATGGGGCAATGAAAGCGCTGGGCATTTCCGCGGAACTGTACGCGCTTGCGATGTACAAAGATCCCGACAGCGTGGCGCTGCTCAACAGGAAGCTCCCCCTCGGCGCCGTTGTCGCGACGGCGGTGCTTGCGGGGTGCTGGGAAATAAAAAATCAGAAGATTTTAGTCAGCAATCAGACAGGCCCGATGGTTATGTACACAAAGCGGGAAACAGGATGCTTTTATGAGTTCCCGACCGAACAAGACAGGCTTTTCGGCTACTGGCGGCCCGGTCGATACGCCTGGGAGCTGGCGGACGTCGCGGCGCTCGCGGAGCCGGTGCCGGCCAGGGGCAAGCAGGGGCTGTGGGAATGGGACGAGGAGGAAAAACGATGAAAAGATGGACGAATAGCGGGCTCGATGGCATCGACGATGTCGGGTTCGCGATAATAATCCTCGCCGAGCGGCAGGCGAAGCTCAACCAGAGCTCGCCGCTCGCGCTGAAGCTGCAAAAGGCCCGCAACGCGCTTGAGGCAATGAGGGCGGGGCCGGGGCCGGCGCGGCCCAAAACGAACTTCGAGAGCTTCAAGGACTCGCTCGGGGTCGGGGACTTCGTCGACGCGAAAGGGACCAGGATGAAATGGACGTGCGTGAAATGCCCGGCCGACATAAGCTGCCGCAGGCTAATCGAGAAAAAGGGAGGGGATGTCCCCGGCTGCGCGGAGAGGTTCAGGACATGGGCGGCCTCCGCGACAACCTGGGCGACAACCAGGGCGGAATAACGGACAGAAAAACAATGGATGGAGGATCAGGATGAATGACAGGTATTTGTTCCGGGGGAAACGGACGGACAACGGCGAATGGGCGACGGGGGCATATCTCGAGCGGTACCACTCGACCAGGCTTGGGACGGTTGACGCGATTTTTGCCAGCGACGAAAACATGACACGCAGGTACCCGGTATACCGCGGCACCGTCGGGCAGTGCACGGGCTGCCTGGATAAGCACGGCGCGAGGGTGTTCGAGGGGGATGTCGTAAAGTTCGAGCATCCGTCGCCTGACGTGCTCAACGGGACGGGCGTCGTCGCCTGGAACGGCGAAGAATTAGCTTTCGAGTTCAGCGAACCGGGGGCGGCTGCGCAGTACTACGGGTATAGCGGGGATTTGTACGAAATCATCGGTAACGTCCACGACAACCCGTGGCTGCTGGGGGCTGCGGGCATATGAGAGCGCTCACGGTAGTCATAACCAACCAGAAAGGCGGCGTCGGGAAATCGACCACGGCGGAGGCGCTCGCGGAAGGGCTCGCCATAAAAGGCCACAGGGCGCTGCTCGTGGACCTCGACCCGCAGTGCAGCGCCACGATGACCTCCGGGGCGCGACCGGGCGGCCCCACAACCTACGAGGTAATGACGCGCTTGAGCGGCGCACAGGAAGCGATACAACAACATGCACAAGAAGATGCACAAGAGGGCGCACAAGGGGACAAGCGCCGCGCCGACATAATCCCGGCAAGCAGGAGGCTCGCGGGGCTCGACCTGGAGCTGACCTCGGCGGGGAAGGAGTACCGGCTGCGGGAGCGGCTGGCCACGCTGCTCGAATTGTACGCGTTCATAGTCCTGGACACGCCGCCGTCGCTCGGCATCCTGACCGTGAACGCGCTCACGGCCGCCGACGCGCTCGTGATCCCGGCGCAGGCGGACGCCTACAGCCTGATGGGCATCGGGCAGCTCATGGAGACGGTCGGCGCGGTCAAGGCGTACACGAACCCAGGGCTGGCGATGGCTGGGGTGCTGCTGACGAGGCACAACCCGCGCACGGTGCTGTCGCGGGACATGGCAGCTGCGGCGGCGGAAACGGCGGGGCGCATAGGGACGTTCCTATACGGCGCGGCGATAAGGGAGTCGGTCGCCGTGAAAGAGGCGCAGGCGAGCAGGCGGTCGATATACGGGTACGCGCCTAAAAGCAACGCCGCCGCGGACTACACGGCGTTCACGGACGAGTTTTTGGAAAGGACCAAGTCAAATGGTATTCATTAACGAAGCACACAGTGAGTTTTACGAAAGGACAATGGGCAACGGGACCGTTGACGACTGCTATCACCGGGCGCTCGTCTACACCCTCGGGATTTGCGACGACACCCGCAAGCGGTTTGACGAGATGTACGACAAAGGGGAACGAAGCATCAAGCGGGGGGCGATAAACGCCGGATGGCAGACGGGCGGCAGCCTTAAGGTCACCCGACTTGCGTTCAACCTTTTCACGGACCTGCCGGCGACGGCATACGGAGTCGCGGACAAAGGGGATTTTGGCGAGTGCAAGAGATACAGCGTGTCGGACATCTTCTGCTGCGGGTTCGCGCCGTTTTTCGTCGAGGCGATAAGGCTCCGCTACCCCGAGTACATGGGGCGGAGCGGCGTCGGGCCGGGAAGCGGCCTATGAGCAAGAAGAGCTTCGCCGGCAACCCGGCCCTTGCGTATATGAGCGGCGCACAGGAAGCGGCACAACAACATGCACAAGAAGGCGCACAAGAAGGCACACAAGATGATGCACAAGGGGCGCGGCGCCCATACACGAGGACGCAGGGGAGGAAAGGGCATAAAAAGCCCCGGATCAACCTCGCGTTCGACAGCGAAGAATTTCTTGACGAAATCCGCGTCCGGGCAGGCCGGGACGGCATGAGCGTCACGCAGCTCGTCAACGAGGCCGTCGCGCGCTACCTCGACATGCCCGGGCGGCAAAACGAAAGGACGTGAAGACATGAGGTACACGCTCGACGAATGGAGGGAGGAAGGGGAGCGGCGCTTCGGCGGCGACATCGATAACTGGGCGTTCGACTGCCCGAAATGCGGGAGGACAAGCGCCGTGCGGGAGTTCAAGGAAGCCGGGGCGGGGCCTGACGACGCATACTCGACGTGCATCGGCAGGCACAACGGGAAAGGCCTCGACGGGTATGGATGCGGCGAAGGCTCGAAACCGGAGCACGGGTGCAACTGGGCCGCGTTCGGGCTGTTCGGGACGCTCGGAAAGGGCGACAAGGTCGTCAACGAAGCAGGGGAGGAAGTGGAAGTCTTCCGGTTCGCGGAGGCGCGAAACTGGACGGCTTAGAGACAAGCGCGGGACGACCCTGAAATGAACAAGAAATCGAAAGGAAAGAATTAAGATGCAAATGCCAAAAATCGAAATCAACGGCGAAACGTATGTTTTGGAATCGGAAATAAAGCCCCTTACAAGTTTCGATACGGACCACATCATTGTGATTGCGCAAAGGGGGTGGATATTCGAAGGCCACAAAGACAAAACAATCACTGAGAAAATCCGCCTGCTAAACGCCAACGTCGTGCGGTCGTGGAGCAACGGGCGCGGGATCGGGGGGTTGGTCAAGTCAGAATACAAAGACGACTATAAGCTTGATCCCGTAGGCGTCGTTGAATTTGCGCCGGAAGGAGTAATAGCAACGATCGGCATCGAATGGTAGGCGATTGATATGTATACAGCGAATAATATAGATTTCATTCAACCGATGAGCATAGGGTCTCTTAAAAGAAATTACGGCGACGGCTACGGCGACGGCTGGGGCGACGGCTGGGGCGAGGGCTACGGCAACGGCTACGGCAACGGTTGCGGCGAGGGCTACGGCTACGGCTACGGCGACGGCTGGGGCGACGGCTGGGGCGACGCCTACGGCAACGGCTACGGCAACGGCTACGGCTACGGCTACGGTTGCGGCGAGGGCTGCGGCAACGGCTGCGGGGGCATACTGTGACTGCGCGTTACAGGAACGATTATCATGAACGAGCCAGAGCGGACGACGGCACCATATAACATGAGCGAGCCAAAGTACGTGACAGTAACAGATATAATGAGCGGGCCAAAGAAGACGACGGCAACACGTTCGAAGAGCGAGCCAAAACGAGTGACGGCGACAATATATTGGAGCGAGCCAAAGACGACTATAAGCTTGATCCCGTAGGCATCGTTGAATTTGCGCCGGAAGGAGTAATAGCAACGATCAGCATCAAATGGTAGGTGATTATCATGTATACAGCGAATAATATAGATTTCGTTCAACCGATGATTATAGGAATCCACAAAAGAAATTACGGCGACGGAGACGGATACGGCAACGGCTGCGGCGACGGCTACGGCTACGGCAACGGCAACGGCAACGGCTACGGCTACGGCTACGGCTACGGCGGCGGCAACGGCAACGGCTACGGCTACGGCGACGGTGTTTTATAACTCTACCGGAGAAAAGCAAAACCGACGGAATAATGAAAGCGTTCCCCATCCTGGAGGGCGGGGGCTACTTGATGACGACGCACAGGTGGGAGGGCGAAGAGATGAAAGGGGGAGATGGACAGTGACAATAACAAAAGCACCTTACGCGCGAAAGGTGGAGGGGAAACTGAGCGAGGCAGCGAAAGCGACAGCAGCCGAGATAAAGGCAGCCCTCGCCATGAAACACAGGGGTGGCCGCGATTACTTTCTCACAGAGGTCAAGAGCGGTCCTACATGGCAAGGAGCCGGCCTCCGCATACTTGATGCAGTGGCCGTGCGCAAATCATGGGCGCAGCCGCACATAACCGGATACGAGGTAAAAATCAGCCGGGGCGATTTCGCCGGAGACGCAAAGTTCTACACGTACCTCCCGCTAGTCCACGAACTCTACATCGCGGCGCCGCGGGGATTGATCCAGCGCGAGGAGACGCCGACCGAGATCGGGCTCATCTGGTACGACCCGGAGAAAAAGGGACTGACGACCAAAAAGAAGCCGCCGCCCCGCGACATAGAGGTCAGCGCCGACATGCTCCTATACATCATCTTTAGCCGCCTCGAGCCGGACCGCCTCCCGTTCCACTCGTCGAAAGCCGAGTACTGGCGGGACTGGCTCGAAGGCAAGAGGTCCAACCGCGACCTCGGGCGCGACGTGGGGGGCAAGATGGCCCGCGAGATCGCGCGGCTGGAGAAGGAGCTCGCGAGGTCGGAGCGGTTCGGGCGCGGGGGCAGCGAGCGCGAAGCATACGACGCCCTCGTCGGCGTGATGATGCGCAACGGCCTCCGCGACTACGACGACCCGGCGGAATGGCTCGGCCTCCAGTTCGCACGAGGGTGCTCGGGCGCACTGGAGGAGATATTGTCGCACGCCGAGGCGATAAAGCGCGCGATCGGGCGCGCAAAGGCGAATGCGGGCGGGCCGGGACAAGCGACAGCGACAAACCGAACGAGCGAGCCATAATAAATGACAGCACCGAGGAAGGAGAGCGAGCCAGGATAGCAGACAGCACCAAAAATCAGGAGCGAGCCATAGAACAGGACGGCACAAAAAGAGGCGAGCGAGCCAAACGAGTGACGGCGACAATATATTGGAGCGAGCCAATGATTATGACGGGAGCATGAAACCGGAGCTAGCCATTGAAGATGACGGCACCAAAAATGAGGAGCGAGCCATGAAAGCAGACAGCACCATGACTGAGGAGCGAGCCAATGGGATATGACAGTACCATAAGCCTAGAGCGAGCCATTATGCAGGACGGGGCCAAAACACATGAGCGAGCCATGAAATACGACAGCACCAGACGACAAGAGCGAGCCGGGATAGTGGACAGCACCAAACATGTGGAGCGAGCCATTAATGAGGACAGCAACATGTACGAAGAGCGGGCCAAGAAAATGGACAGCGCCAGAAAACCAGAGCGAGCCAAGAAACAAGACAGGAACATAAAACATGAGCGAGCCAAACAACAAGCCCGGCGCGAAGGCGCGGGGAGCGGGACAAGGAGTGTGGCAATGGACAACGAAAAAGTCAGGAAGCTTGACAAGGACATCAGGCGGGCGGCGGCTGAGGGGCTGTCGAGACAGGAGGCAAGGTACCTCGTGGACATGTACTATCAGATACAGGAGCACCGCATAGCGACGGCGGCGCAGGGCAGGGCGCTCGGCGAGGCGGGGGAGCCAAACGGGGTCATTGAGTACCTGACGGCAGAGCTGGCGGTGCTGGAGGCGGAGATAAAGAAGGCGCTCCTGGCCTACGCCGGCGCAGACCCCGTCGGCAGGTGGTCGCTGTCGATATGCGGGATAGGCCCGGTGATCGCCGCCGGGCTGCTGGCGCACATAGACATCGAGAAGGCGCCGACGGCCGGCCACGTCTGGTCCTTCGCGGGCCTGTACCCGGGGCAGGAATGGAAGAAGGGCCAGAAGCGCCCGTGGAACGCCGCGCTGAAGACGCTGTGCTGGAAGATAGGGGAGAGCTTCGTCAAGGTGTCCGGCAACGAAAAGGACGTGTACGGCAAGGTATACAGGCGGCGCAAGGAATTCGAGCAGGGGATGAACGAGCGGGGCGATTACGCCGCCCAAGCCGCTGAGAAGCTCGAGGGCGGCAGGATAGGCAAGGACACGGCGGCGCGCGAGTGGTACTCGCAGGGCAAGCTCCCGCCCGCCCACATACACAGCAGGGCCAAGAGGTACGCGACCAAGCTTTTCCTCGCGCACTGGCACCAGGTGGCGTACGAGGCGAGGTACGGAGAGAGGGCGCCGAACCCCTACCCGGTGGCGATCGGCGACCACGCGCACGAGATAGCCGCGCCGGCGTGGGAGCGGCCGGAGCGGCCGGGGCGCCAGTGAGCGGCCCGGCAGCAAATGGGCGGGGACGAATGGAAAAAGAGAAAGGAAGGCGGGAAACGAATGGCATACATAGGCGGAGGCGCATGCAGCATGTGCCATAAGCCGCGAAAACGGATGGCAAGCGTTCTTGGGCTGGTGCTGTGCGAGCGGTGCATCAGGGCCGTCCGGAAAGCCTTGCTGTGCGAGCTGCGCTACATACAGCAGGCAAGGGATAACGAGAAAGGACGAAACAATGGAAGCTGACAAAGCGAGCGTGGCAATTTACGACTACGACGAAATCGTGAAACTCGAAAAAAAAGACGACAAAGAGATGTTTCCGAACCTTTGCAAAGAGGTCATGGCTCAACAAAGAATTAGCCGTACAATGTGGTACTCCTTGTCGCCGGCAGCCTTTGAAGAATACAGAGAATACTTCGAGTGGCAGAAGCGGCGAGGCGTTTTTAGGAGCGACGCGGAAGTCTTGGCGGTAGTCCCGCCCGGATACGAACCAAAGGTGGGAAAAGGAAATGCTGTATGAGATGATCAACCCCAGCGACCCCTACGCTTTCGAGGCGGAGCCGCACGAAGCCGCCGCGCTCGCGATGTTGCTCCTAGGGCCCGCATACGGGGCGGAGACGGAGAACGGGGACGACAAGCCGAGGGTGCCGGTATTCCTGTTCGGGGGCGCTGAGGCGTGGTACGCGGCGAAATTCGGGCGCACCGCGCAGGAAGGCATAGAAGCCCTCGAAGCCGAGGCCGCCGCCGCGCTCGGCAGCGTCGTGCTTGGCGGCTTCGCCGACAGGCGCCGGCACGACGCTGCGGTCTCGGCAATCGGCGACCCGGCCAAGCGGCAGGCGTTCGAAGGCGAGTGGCAGGGCGGGGCCGCCAGCATGCACAGCAGCATCGTGTGCAACGGAGCGGACTTCGCCGTAAACGGCATCGCGGGGCGCTGCCACAGCCTCGCCCGCCGCATGAAGGACGACATAAAGGGGCGCCGGGAGGCGATGGCGGCGCGCGCATCAAGCGGGGGAGGGAAGCCATGACGCAGCCAGCGTGCAAGAAGGCGCCGCCGAAAGACCCGGCGAGGCAGTGGCAGGGAGCCGCGAGCAAGCAGCTCGGCGAGGCCTTCGAGCGCCGCATAGACGCCGCCCTGGAGCGCTACGAGCTGCGCGGCGAGGCCCTGGTCATGAAGACGCCCGAGCCGATGCGCGCGACGAAGGACCTCGGCGGCGGGAGGTTCGTCGCGCACCACGAGAAAAAGGCGCAGCCAGACTACAAGGGCGTCCTCAAGGGCGGCCGGGCGATAGTGTTCGAGGCGAAATGCACGGCGACCGGCCGCATGGAGCAGGGGCGCGTCACCCCGGAGCAGGAAAAGGCGCTGAACGGGTTCTCCGCGCTCGGCGCCGAGTGCTTCGTCGTCGTCGGGTTCGGGCTCCGGGACATATACAAGGTGCCGTGGGCGGACTGGCGCGGCATGAAGGACCGATGGGGCAGGAAGCACGTCGTGCCCGGCGACCTCGGAGAGCACCGGGTCCGGCCGGGGCCGGGCGGGCTGCCGCTCATACTTGACTAGCGGGGAGAATATCTGCCATAAGAGAAAGAAGGTTTACAATGATAATCGTGACGCAAGAGCGGGACGAGCTGCTCAATTTCGAGGCGGTGCAGACAATATCGCAGCGCGGCTGCCATCTCAGGGCCGAATTCGAGAGCGACCTAATAGCGCTCGGGGAGTACGCCGACGAGGAAAGGGCGAAGCGAGTCCTCGAGGATATCGCCAACCGCTACGCCGGCCCCGAGACGGACGGCGGGGCGGCTTACTGGATGCCCGAGAAATAGGAAGGAGGAACGGGAGATGACCGCAGCCGAAGACAAAGGCTCTATGGACTACGCGCGCAAAACCGCCGCGGCGATCCACGGCGCCCCCTATGGCGCGCTGTCCGGCCATCGGCCCGAGCGTCGCGGCCCCTCCGGCTAGGCCTGGCAAAAAAACCGCCCCCTCCACGGCACGGAGAAGGCGGCCTGCGGGGCATGTCTGGCGGCACGATTCTAGCAGGCGGCAATCAAAATGTCAATATTTATACATTAGGGGGCACAAAATGTCGAAAAGTTCTACAATTACCGCGAAACTCGACGCAGAAACGCTCAAGGAGATCACGAGCTGCGTCATAGGCACGCTCAGGGATGAAGAAGCGAGGATGATGGAGGAGCGCCACGACAGGATGCGGGCGAACATCAAGCAGGCGCTCCGCAAGTACAGGGAGCTGGCCGCGCACGCGGAGAAGTCGGTCTACAGCGCCATCCGGGCGGAGGACGACTTCACGCTCCGCGACCTGCTCGACCTGATGAAGGGGAACGGGCGGGAGGAGTTCCGGGTGGAGTCCATACGCGAGAGCGCGGCAAGGGCGAGGCTCATGGTGGACCACATGGACCGGATGCTCGAGAGCTACCGCATAGACTGCGAGAGCTCCGACAAGCCGGAGGAGAGGCGGAGGTACAGGGTGATCTACCACATGTTCATATCCCAGGACAGGATGACGCCGGAAGAGGCGGCGCGGTGCGAATTCGTCGACAAGAGCACCGTCTACCGCGACATAGACATAGCGGCGGAGCGCCTGTCCGTGCTGTTCTTCGGGGTCTACGGGCTGAGCTTCCTCTAGGGCCCCGCGTGCGAAAAAGACGAAATTGACATAAGAAACTTACCGTTGCTATAATAGAAGCTCAAGAACTGCGACGGGGAAAAACGGCCGTTTTGCGGCGCAAAATCAGGCAATCCGCTTGACTCCGGCAGCCGGCCTGCTATAATGACGATATGCATAACTTACCGTTATGTAAGTCAGGAGGCAGACAGCCATGGTTACGAAATCAGACCGGGTCAGGCAGCTGGTGGGGCAGGGCGACTACAAAAAAGCGCTGTCCATCACCAAGGACTTCCGCCTCGGCGTCACGAGAGGGCAGAGAGACGAGATGGTCCGCGCATACGAGTGCATGGTCGACGACAGGTTCTACCGGTCGCTCGGCTTCGACATACAGCAGACCATACAGCGGGGGGTCGACGTGCTGACCGGCTTGTACGGGGGGCGTGGGGCGTGATCTACACGAGCAGGTACCAGAACCGCGAACTGAACAGCGGGGGATACGCGGTTTTCGGGGTGACGCTCGGGGCCCCGAAGTTCAAATTGGGATACGAGCTCCGCGGGAACATCATGGAGATAGCCCCCCCCGGGCGGCTGTTCCACGTTTACGACAAAGAGAGGTTCACGAAAGAGTACAAGCGGAACCTCGACAGGATCGGGGCCGGCAGGATAAAAAAAATCCTCGACTCCTGCATGTCGCCGGGGAAAGACATAGTGCTCTGCTGCTACGAGGACGTGCGCAAGCCGGGCGAATGGTGCCACCGCCAGGTGTTCGCCGAATGGTGGCTCGAAAAGACCGGCGAGGGCATCGCCGAGCTGCCGGACCCGTCGGACCCCGGCGCCGGGGCGAAAGCGGGCAAGGCAGAACGGGACAAAGCAAAGCCCGCGGGGGCCGATGGGGAATACGAGCAGCTGGACCTGTTCGGCGGCGCCGACGCCCCGGAGCAGCCAAAAAGCGCCAAAGACCTCTACTACGAACTATACAGCTGACCCGCCCGGGGGGGCGACATTGCCGCCGATAGCTCAACGGCAGAGCAGCCGGCCCTTTACCGGCAGCGCGCAGCGTTCGACACCTGCTCGGCGGACCACCGGCCCCTTCCAAGCTACGAGCACCCTCCAAGCCGAAAGGCGCCCGCCGTGATCGCGGGCGCCTTTCGGCGCCCGGGCATCCGGGCGAAAAAGAAAGAAAGGCCGGTGCGGCGCCATGCCGAGTTTCCAGAACCCGGGCGCGTTCTTTTTGGGGACGCTGGTCGCGGCGGAGCAGAAATTCTTAAAGCCGCTCCTTGAGAACGCGAGGGGGGGCGGGTACAAGAGGTTCGCCGAGCCGTGCGCCGGGGCGTTCGCGATGGCGCACCTGGCGGTGCAGGCCGGGTACGGGCCGGCGCAGATAGAGGCGAGCGACGTCTCGATGTTCAGCGCCGTCATGGGCCACGCCATCACCGGTCAGCCCCTGGACGGCCTTGGAATAAGGGCGCGGGGGTTCGCGCAGGAGGAGCTGCTTGACCCGGCGACGGCGCTCTACGCGTGGATTTACCTCCGGGCGGCGAGGCAGGCGGGCAAAGAGTATTACCACAACATCATGCGCGACCTCGAATACAGGAAGGACGCGCACGTGAAGGCGATCCGGGAGCAGCTCGAGCGGGCGAGCGGCCTGCTGCGCGGCATGAGCTACCGGACCATGGACATGTGGCGGCACCTGGAAGAATGCTACGGCGACCCAGGCGCGATAGTGATAGCGAACCCGCCGACGTACGCCTCCGGGTTCGAGCGCTGGTACGACACGGGGGGCGCCATGACGTGGAAGGAGCCGGAGTACGGCGTGTTCGACCCGGCCACCGGGCTGCGCGACCTTTACGGAAAAATGAGCGGCGCGAAGTGCCTTTTGATCTGCTACGAGGAAAACGAGCCGGGCAAAACGGCCGGCGCGCCGGTGTTCGCTAGGTACGGGGTGAGGGCGGGGGTCAACGTCTACCTCACGTCCAACAGGCCGGACGAAGCGGCGGCGCTCGCGCGGGGGAAGAGAATAGCGCGGCCGAACGAAAGCGCGCTCGTGCCGCTGGGATGCGGCATGCTGCCACGCGACTACGTCATCGGGCGGGAGGCGGGTGTGCAGGTGGCCCGGATAGAGCAGCCGGAGGCGCAGTATTACCGCAAGCTATGGACGCACGGGTTCACGGGCGCGGCCGCGCCGTGCAATTTTGCCGTCCTAATAGACGGGAAGGTTGCGGGGGTGTTCGGGATCGACAAAGCGGCGCTGACCATTGGCGCGTTCGGGGCGCGGGTGAGCGACGCGGCGTTCCTCATGTACGGCATGGCGGCCCCGCACGCGACGTACAGGCTGGGGCGGCTGGTCACGATGCTGGCCCAGAACCGGGGCTTCATCGACGGCATATGCGACGATCTTGAGCGCGCGAAGGTAAAGTCCCTAAAGACGGTGCAGATGACCAGGTATCCGGAAGCAAAGGAAATGCGCGGGATAATGAGGCTCGCGGCAAAAAAGCCGGACCACAGGCACGGGTTCAGGCTGACCTACGAATCGAAGCTGTTTGACAGGACGGAAGAGGAGACGCTGGCGGAATGGCTGTGGAGGGAAGAGCGGTGGCAGGCGAAACGGGCGAAAACGGGGCGGCTTACGAAATGATCGCCGACATGGGGCACGGGCTGGTCATCGCAAAAGTCAGGATAGGGGACCTCCGGGAACAGGACGTCAACGCGCGCATCATGAAAACGGAAATGCAGAGGCAGCTGACCGACAACATCAAAAGACGCGGGCAGCTGGAAAGCCTGCCTTTTTGCACGCTTGCGGGCAAAAAAATAGAAATCGTGTCGGGGCACCACAGGGTGCGGTCAGCCAAAGAATGCGGGGCGATCCCGGAAATCTTCGTCATCCTGGACATATCCGGGCTGACCCGCTCGCAAAAAGCGGCGAAGCAGCTGGCACACAACGCCATATCCGGGTTCGACGACCAATCGACGCTGCGCGAGATAGCCGGCATGATCGACGACGTCGACGACATGCTCGAAAGCTACGTCGGGAAAGACGTCATGGGGGAGCCGATGGCGGAGCTCGAAAGGCTGCTGTCGCCCAAGGTGGAATTCGACTGGAGGAACATCGCGTTCACGTTCCTGCCGCACCAGGTGAGCGGCCTCGAGAGACTGATAGCCGCCCTCGAATCGATGGGCCCGGACTTCCTCGGGGCCGCGCCCGTCGAGGCGCACAGGCCGTTCGTCGACGCGATAGCGAAGTACCAGCGGTTCGCGGAGGTGAAGAACACGGGGGCGGCCATCTACGCGATGATACGGGCGACGGAGCAGCTGCTCGAGGGCCTGGGCTACGACGAAAGCCAGGAGTGGGTGCAGCTCGCGGCGATTTTCGGGAGCCCCGCCGTCCCGAAAGAGTCCGCTGACGTCATAAGAAAGGCGCTGGACAAGATGCTCGAAGACGGCGAGGTGGGCGGCAAAAACAAATGGCAGGCCGTCGAGTACTGGGCCGCCGACTGTTTGGCCGGGAGGTGACGGCGATGGCCGGCGCGTCGAAATACAACCCCGCGTACCACGACGACTGGGCGTGGTCGCTCGCGATGAAAGGGGCGACGGACCAGGAGGTCGCGGACGCGTTCGGGGTCGCCGCGCGCACCGTCAACCGGTGGAAGGCGGACCATGTGTCATTCCGTAAAAAACTGGAAGAGGGGAAAAGCGGGGCCAACGCCAAGGTCGAGGTCGCCCTGTACAGGCGCGCGACCGGGTACGAGTCCGAGGAAACGGAATCGCTGCTGGAAATGGACGCGAGCGGGAACCAGAGGCCGCTGCGCGTAAAAAAAGTCAAGAAGCAGGTCCCCCCGGACACGATGGCCATCATGTACTTCCTCAACAACCGGGCGCGGAAGTCCGGGGAGTGGGCGCAGAAACAGGACGTGGGGGTCAGCATCGACAACAAGCAGGACGTCGTCATCTATCTCCCGGAGATAGAGAGTGAGGGGGATGGATAGCAGAAGGGCCATAGCCCCCCAGAAGGGGCCGCAGGAGAGGTTCTTGTCCACGAGCGCCGACATATGCATCTACGGGGGCGCGGCGGGCGGCGGCAAGACATACGCGCTGCTGCTCAACCCCCTCAGGCACAAGGACGTCAAAGGGTTCGGGGCGGTCATATTCCGCAAGAACTCCATCCAGATATACAACGAGGGCGGGCTGCTGGACGAGTCCGTTGGCATGTATTCGGAGATAGGCGGCGCGGAACTGAAGAAGGCGCCGCGGCCGCAGTGGGTTTTCGGGGGTAAGGGGAAGGTAAGCTTCGCGCACATCGAGCGGGACGAGGACCTGAAAAAATGGCAGGGCTCGCAGATAACGATGCTCGGATACGACGAGCTGACGCACTTCAGCGAGCGGCAGTTTTTCTACATGCTCTCGCGCAACCGCTCGACCTGCGGGGTGAAGCCGTACGTCCGCGCCACGTGCAACCCGGACCCGGACAGCTGGGTGGCCAAGTTCATCGAATGGTGGATAGACCGGGACACGGGGTACGCGATAAGCGGGCGGAGCGGGGTCAAGCGCTGGTTCGTGCGCAGGAACGAGGAGCTTCACTGGGCGGACAAAAAGGAAGAGCTGTGGGAGGCGCACAAGCTGCGGACGGAGCAGGAAAAGCAGGAGCCTAAATCGGCAACGTTCATAAGGAGCACGCTGTACGACAACAGGATACTCATGGAGCAGGACCCGTCGTACCTAGCCAACCTAAAGGCCATGTCGCTCATCGAGCGGGAGCGGCTCCTACACGGCAACTGGAAAATAAAGCCGGCCTCCGGGCTGTACTTCAAACGGACGCAGGTCGGCAACATGATCCACATCATACCCGGCGACGTGTCGCGCTGGGTGAGGGCGTGGGACCTCGCGGCGACCTCCGAAGAGGAGGGCGGCGACCCGGCGTACACCTCCAGCGTCCTCATGGGCAAGAGGAGGAACGGGCGCTACGTCATAGCCGACGCCGTAAACGTCAGGCTGGCCGCCGGCGAGGTGCGCAGGCTCGTCAGGCTCACCGCGCAAACCGACACGGCGCGCCACAGGCGCGTCAGGATAAGGCTGCCGCAGGACCCGGGGCAGGCCGGCAAGGACCAGGCGCAGAGCTACGTCAAGTACCTGGCGGGGTACGACGTGTGCGCCGTCCCCGAGACGGGGAGCAAGGAGGTCCGCGCGGAGCCGATGGCCGCGCAGTGGCAGGCGGGGAACTTCGACGTGCTCGTGGCGGACTGGAACGGCGCGTACTTCGACCAGCTGGAGAGCTTCCCGCTTTCGAGGTACAAGGACCTGGTCGACGCCGGGAGCTCGGCTTTCGCGGAGCTAGAGCTCAGGGGCGCCTTCGACATCAGCGCCCTAATATCGTAAGCGAGGTGAGGTTATTGTCGTGGCATCAAATCCCCGGGGCGAGGCAGGAGCGGCGCGACGGCTACGTCAACATGATGAACAAATACGGCACGGCGCGGGACAGCTCCGCCGCGTACGAGTTCGCGCACGAGGGCATAGTCCCGGACGCCGCCCTCACGGACCAGTACGAGAGCAACGGGCTGTTCGCCAAGATCATAGACACCCCAGCGGAGGAAGCTGTAAAGCACGGCTTCGCGTACGGGCTGAAAAGCCCCGACGTGGTCAAGTACCTCGACGACTCGCTCGAGCGCCTCGACTGGGAGGAAAAGGCGGCCACAGCCATAAAGTGGTCGCGACTCTACGGGGGCGCGCTCGCCGTGATGCTCATCGACGACGGGGGCGGCATAGACGAGCCGGTTAACTGGAGAAGCGTCAGGGGCATAAGCGAGATACGGGTATACGAGCGGGCGGTGGTATGGCCGGACTACACGAGCCTGTACGGCCACTCGCCGGGCGGCCCCGCCGGCGGCGGGGGGAAGTTCGGCACCCCCCGGTACTACCAGGTCAGCAGCATGTTCGAGCAGTTCGACGTCCACGAGAGCCGTTGCCTGGCGTTCAGGAACGGGATACTGCCGGAGCGCACCATGAGCCCGGCGTACAGGTTCTGGGGGATGCCGGAGTACGCAAGGATAAAGCGGGAGCTAGCGCAGGCGGTCACCGGCCACGGCAACGCGGCCAAGATGCTGGACCGGTCGGTGCAGGCCATATACAAGATGAAGGGGCTGGCCGAGAAGCTGGAGACGGAAGATGGCGAGGACGCCGTGATGCGCCGGCTCCAGGTGATCGACATGGCGCGCGGCCTCCTGAGCAGCATCTCGATAGACGCGGAGGGGGAGGACTACGACTTCAGGAGCTTCGCATTCTCCGGGGTCAGGGACGTCATAGACTCCACGTGCAACATGCTGTCGGCCGTCACCAACATACCGCAGACGATACTTTTCGGGCGGTCCCCAGCAGGGCAGAACTCCACCGGCGACAGCGACTTCGAGAGCTACTACAACTTCGTCGAGCGCATACAGAAGCTCATGCTCAGGAAGAACCTGAAAAAGCTCCTCGGCGTCATAGTCCGCGCTGGGGTGAAGCGCGGGGAGCTGGACGAGGAGCCCGAAATAAAGCTTGAGTTCAACCCGCTGTGGTCGATGTCCGAGTCCGAGCGGGCGGACGCCGACCAGAAGAAGGCGCAGACACAGCAGACGAGGGCACAGACGGCGCAGGCTTACGTCGACATGGGGGCGCTCGACCCGTCCGAGGTGCGCAGGGCGCTGGCGGCCGAGGAGGAGTTCTCCGTCGAGGAAATGCTCGACGACGTCGACGAAGAAGAGCTATGGGCAGGCATGCCCGGCGCCCCGGAGGACGAAACGGACGATGCGACTGACAGCAAATGGCATATAGCCGAGTCCGGGGAGTTCTCCAAATACAGGGCAGCCGGAGAAGACGCGCCAGAAAAGCTCAAGGCTAACTGGGAGTTGGAAGAAAAAGCGGAGGATCCCGGCGTCGCCGCGCCAGCGGAAAAGCCCCGGGAGAACCGGGGAAACGACAACGGCGGCGAGGCCTTGGAAAAGCTGAAGAAGGCGTGGTCGTTCATGCGGCTGAAAGAGAACTGGGAAGACGACGGCGGCGAGGCCTTCGACAAGCTTGAAAAGGTGTGGTCGCTCATGAAGCTGGCAGAGAGCTGGGGAGAGGGCGGAAACCCTAAGACCGCCCCTGCCGACGCGGGCAGGGGCGACGCGGGCGACGAAGATATCGAATGGGTGACTATTAATGGCGCCGCGGTGCCGCTTACCAAGAGCGGCGGACTGGGAGGTGCGGTAGGGGCCAAAATCGCCAGCGAATCGGCATT